GGTGATTCGTGCCGCCGCAAAAGCGTAGACACAGTTCATTTTAATTCAGCATACAACAAGGCAAAATGGCAACACAAAGAGAACTAGCAGAGCACTTAGACCTGCATCCTACAACAGTTTCAGAGCTGATTAAGAAGGGCGTAATACCAGCAGGAATAGGCAAATCTAATGTAAATATTGATGTTTGCAGGATTGCCTACATTAATCATCTACGAAAAGCAGCTAGATATACCAAGAGAGATGGAACAGGCGATGTACAAGAGGAGAAGGCAAGACTTACTAAGGCTCAGGCTGATGAAAGAGAACTTATTGTTGCTAAATTGCGTGGAGATCTATTAGATGCCAACGATGTGCAAAGACTTTGGAGCGATTATGCAGCTAATGTTAGATCTAAGCTCTTATCTTTACCAACAAAAGCAGCACACCATGTACTTGCAGCAGAGAACTTTGCGGAAGCAGAGAAAGTATTGAAAGAAATTGTTTATGAAGCGTTACAGGAGCTAGTTGAAGATGGAATACCAAGAGAACTTGATGAAAGTCCTGAAGGAAGTGAATCAAGTATGGACACCACCACCAGATCTGACGATAAGTGAGTGGGCAGATACCTACAGAAAGCTAAGTCCAGAATCTTCTGCTGAAGCTGGTCAATGGCATACCTCAAGAGTGCCATTTCAAAAAGGCATCATGGACACATTCAATGATCCCAAGATAGAACAAGTAGTATTTGCCAAGAGTGCACAGGTTGGTGCAACAGAGATACTTCTCAATATCATTGGTTACTATGTTGATCAAGATCCAGCTCCTATACTTATCATGCAGCCAACACTACAAATGGCTCAAGCGTTTTCTAAAGACAGACTTGCAACTATGCTTAGAGATTCACCTAAGCTAAAAGATGCGGTAGGTGAACCAAGAAAAAAGGATTCAGAGAATACAGTTCTGCATAAGAAGTTTAAAGGCGGTCATTTAACTATAGTTGGTTCTAACTCAGCAGCAGGTTTGGCATCAAGACCAGTCAGAATCATACTGTGCGATGAAGTAGATAGATACGAAGCATCAGCAGGACAGGAAGGAGATCCAGTTCAACTAGCAATCAAAAGAAGCACAACCTTTTGGAACAGAAAAATCTATCTATGCAGCACACCAACGATTGAGAACATATCTAGGATCTGGCAATCATTTGAAGAAGGAGATATGCGGTACTTCTATGTGCCATGTCCAGAATGTCAAGAGATGCAAACACTTAAATGGTCTAATGTTGTTTGGGAAGAGAATAAACCAGAAACCGCAACCTACTCTTGTTCAGAATGTGGATCTGTTATTGAAGAGAACAAGAAACAATGGATGATCTCAAGAGGAGAATGGAGAGCAACCAAAGAAACTAAACGCATTGCATCTTTTCATATCTCAGAACTTTATTCACCATTTAGAACTTGGGCAGATATGGCTGTATCTTTCTTGGAAGCTAAAAAGAATCCAGAGATGTTAAAGACATTTGTGAATACATCATTAGGTGAGCTGTACAGAGATGAGGGTGAGCAGCTAGATACTGAGAACCTAATCTCAAGAAGAGAGAACTATGATCATCAATCTGTTCCTGATAAAGTTCTAGTCTTGGTAGCTGGAGCTGATGTTCAGAAAGATCGTATAGAGGTAACTGTTACTGGTTATGGCAGAGAATCAGAAGCATGGATCATAGAACATCGCATTATTTGGGGAGATCCAACAATCAACACAGTATGGAATGAATTAGATGAATATCTTAAAACACGATTTAAAACCGATGCAGGTATGCAGTTACCAATTTCTTGCACCGCTATTGATAGTGGCGGTCATCATACACAGCAATGTTATCAATTTACTAAACCAAGACAGGGTAGAAGGATTTTTAGTTGCAAAGGATTATCGCAAGCAGGCAAACCAGTGGCAGGAAAGATCACTTATGTTGGAAGATTAAGAGCAGCACTTATTCAGGTTGGAACTGATACAGCTAAAGAAATTATCTTCTCAAGATTAAAACATACAGAAGAAAATCTAATTCACTTTCCTTATACAGTAGATGATGAATACTTTAATCAACTTACTGCTGAAAAAAAGGTCGTTAAGTTCTTTAGAGGAGTTAAACGCAACGAATGGAAACAGATCAGAGAAAGGAACGAAGCTCTTGACTGTTTAGTTTACTGTTGGGCAGCTCTACACATCCTGAATCCTAATTGGGATCGCATTGAAGAACGCATGTTGACTGAAACAGATCAGACTAAAGTAGTTGACGATAATAAACCAGCACCACAAAGACAAGGCATCAAAAGATTCCCAAGAAGTACAGGGTTTGTGAATAGCTGGAAATATTGACATTTCTATAAATGACCTTAGTGTTGTATCTTGTATAGATATAACTTGAAGAGGTTATTTATTGGCTAATAAATTTGATCGCACAAACTATCCTACGCAAGAACCTTATCAGCTTCAATTAGGTGATAGATGGGTTTGGGTTCGTGAGGATTTAAACAACGACTACGACACTGACGATTACTCATTATCTTATGAGTTTAATATCGTTGATGGATCTACTGCTGTAAATTTCACAATCACAGCAACAGAAGCAAATGATAAATACTATGTAGAAGTAGGATCTTCTACTACAGCCAACTATACAAAAGGAAACTATCATTGGTACGCCTACATCACCAGAAGTTCTGATTCAGAACGCATCATGATTGATGAAGGTTACACAGAGATCGTAGATAATTATGCCACCACCTCTTCAGATATTAGATCCCATGCAAAGACTTGTCTTGATGCGATAGAAGCTGTTATTGAAAACAGAGCATCTATTGATCAACAATCTATGAGTATTGCAGGCAGATCTTTATCAAGAATGTCTATAGATGATTTATTATCTTTTAGAAATTATTACAAAGCTGAGTATCTAAAAGAAGTTAAAAAGCAAAGAGCAAAAAACCAATCAGCTTCAGGAAATATTATAAGGGTTAGATTCTAATGGCTTGGTACGATAGATTTAGACCTAAATCTCAAAAAAGAAAAAACGCTTTTGCACCTAAATTTAGAAAGTATCAAGGTGCTAACACAGGAAGATTATTCTCTGACTTTACTGCATCATCTACATCAGCCGATGCAGAAATTAAAAATCAATTAAGAGTTCTAAGAGATAGAAGTAGAGATTTAGCAAGAAACGATAGTTATGTACAAAGATACTTAAACTTAATGGTAAGTAACATCATCGGATCTAATGGAATTAGATTAAGTATGAAAGCAAGAAACAACGATGGTAATTTAGATATTCTTGCTAACAGAACCATAGAACAACAATGGAAGAAATGGGGAAGAATGGGAATCTGTACAACCAATGGCAGATTGTCTTTCCTAGATTGTCAGAAGATCTTTGTAGAATCTTTAGCAAGAGATGGCGAAGTTCTTATTAGGCATGTTGTGTCCAGAGATTCAGACTTTGGTTATCAAATACAATTCTTAGAATCAGATCATTTAGACGAAACTAAAAACGAAAAGAATCCCAGAACTGGTAACAGAGTTAAGATGGGAGTTGAAGTAGATAAGAATGACAGACCAGTTGCTTATCACTTATTTAAAAACCATCCCTACGATAATACTTATCTATCACCTAAAGAACACATCATAGTTCCAGCTAGTGAGATTATTCATGCTTATATTCCTAATAGAGCACAACAAAACAGAGGAGTACCTTTTACTGCTCCTGCTATGCCAAACATTAAAATGCTTAATGGTTACATGGAAGCAGAGATCACTGCTGCTAGAGTATCAGCAAGCAAGATGGGATTCTTTGTAAGTCCTGATGGTGATTCTTATGTTGGCGAAGGCTACGAAAACGATTACGCACCGCTCATGGAAGCATCAGCAGGAAGTTTTGAACAACTACCTGCTGGTGTGGACTTTAGAGCTTTTGATCCTAATCATCCAACAACTGCATTTGAATCATTTACTACGCAAGTATTAAGAAGCATAGCATCAGGATTAAACATTTCTTATCATGCTTTAACTAACGATTTAAGTTCAGTAAATTACAGCTCACTTAGAGCTGGAGCTTTAGAAGATCGTGAGATGTATCGTTTATATCAAACATTTGTAATAGATCATTTCATCAGACCAGTCTTTGATAAGTGGTTAGAGATGTCTATTTCAAAAGGTGTCATACAAATACCAACAGCAGGATCACCACAAACATTTTTATCACTTCCTATGTCTAGGTATGACAAATTCTCAGAATCAGCTAACTTTATCCCTAGATCTTTCTCATGGGTAGATCCGCAAAAAGAAATGATGGCATCTATTCAAGGTATGCAAGCTGGTCTTGTTTCTTATCAAGATGTTCAATCTAACTATGGCAGAGATGTTGAAGAATTATTTGAACAACACGAAAGAGAGCAATCGCTTGCAGAACAATATGGAATCAAAACAGCATTTCAACCATTTGGTACTAAGTTACCAGTAGAAGCTGACATACAAGGTCAAGAACAGGAAGATACTGATGCCATATAAACCTAACGATGGAATGAAGGTTGAAGCTCAAAGAGGTTTGGACTGGCGTGAAGAACATGGCAGGGGTGGAACTAGAGTTGGTGCTGTAAGAGCTAGACAGATTGTGGCTGGTGAAAATCTTTCTGAAGATACAGTCAAAAGAATGTATAGCTTCTTTTCAAGACACGAAGTAGATAAACAAGGCGAAGGATTTTCTCAAGGTGAAGATGGTTATCCTTCTAATGGAAGAATTGCATGGGCATTATGGGGTGGAGATGCAGGTTACTCATGGAGTAAACGAATAGTGGAAAGATTAAAAAAAGAAGATGATAGACAGGTTTCCGATTCTTTTGAATCAGAAAAACATCCAGTAGAAATTACTGAGGAGAAAACTATGTTAAAAGAAGATAGGCACATCCTCAGCGTATCTGAAACTGACGATTCTGTAATCGTTGAGTTTGAGAAACACAATGAGGATGTAGAACAACTTGATCAGGAAGAAGATCGTGATTTAGATGCAGAGATGGTTTACAGATCTGTTGATTTATCAAGAGCTTCATATCTTGATGAAGAAAAACGCAGGGTACGCATTGGAGTTTCCAGTGAAGAACCTGTAGAACGCAACTTTGGAATGGAAGTTCTTTCTCATTCCGAAGGTGATGTTGACATGGAGTTCATTGCTAGCGGTAGAGCTCCACTTTTGCTTGATCATGACATGACTAAACAGATTGGCGTGATTGAGGAATATAAACTTGATGCAGCTAAGAAAAGAGCTGTTGCAATAGTTCGTTTTGGTAGAAGTCAACTAGCAGACGAAGTATTTCAAGATGTCAAAGATGGTATTCGTCAAAATATCAGCGTTGG